AATGCTGTGGCAAGCTCACAAATAGCAATGAATGCTGTGGCAAGCTCACAAATAGCAATGAATGCTGTGGCAAGCTCACAAATAGCAATGAATGCTGTGGCAAGCTCACAAATAGCAATGAATGCTGTGGCAAGCTCACAAATAGCAATGAATGCTGTGGCAAGCTCACAAATAGCAATGAATGCTGTGGCAAGCTCACAAATAGCAATGAATGCTGTGGCAAGCTCACAAATAGCAATGAATGCTGTGGCAAGCTCACAAATAGCAATGAATGCTGTGGCAAGCTCACAAATAGCAATGAATGCTGTGGCAAGCTCACAAATAGCAGTAAACACAATAATAAATAATTCGGGATTCTTAAATATAGTAATCTCTAGCTCGACAGCCATGTCTGCCATCGCAAGTAGCTCGACAGCCATGTCTGCCATCGCAAGTAGCTCGACAGCCATGTCTGCCATCGCAAGTAGCTCGACAGCCATGTCTGCCATCGCAAGTAGCTCGACAGCCATGTTATCTATTTCTAAAAGCCCGCTTGCGCTTAACAAAATACTTAAAACTGAGATTGGAAGAACTAATATAGCTAATTCAAGTTACTTACAAACGAATTATAGCAATATTAATACTTCTGTTCAAAATACTACTTATTTTACAAAAGGAGCCAATGCTTATATAGATAATGGTAGTAGAAATTCAAATGAATCAGGGGCTATGGTAAGTAGTACAACACCTAACCAATGCTTATACATGAGTTTAAAAATAGGTTCTTGGAGTAATGGAACAAGTACTACTGGAAATATTGCACATTTGCAAACTGGAAAGATTGTAGCATCAAAAACAACAACTATTGGGCCTGCTCAGAGTGGAACAGGAGTAGATGCTAAGTATGTATGTGTAGGAGGATGTACTTTTACAGAAAGTGGTGATTCAGTAACATATGGTTTTATGGCGTATGCTAAATAGAATAAAATAATTTTTATCAAAAGAAGGTGATTAATTGCTAAATGAAGATGTAGTAAAAAATATTAATAAATTAAATAATGAGCAGGATAATATTAATCTAGAACTTAGTAAAAAAGCAAATAAAGAAGATTTAGAAAAATTAATTCAGGGAGGTCCTAATGTATCTGTATCTAAAGATATATCAATAAATAACTGGATATTAGAAGAAAATGTATACACAGTTATAGTTGAGCATAACCTTGTAACTAGAAAAGTGCTTGTAAGTTTAATAGATAAATCTACTAATAACAATGTATTTTGCTCATACCAAATCTTAGATGATAATAGTATAAAAGTTTTTAATGAATCGAATAATGAACTAGAATGTATAGTTGTAAATGGAAACTCAGCTATTAACATGATTTCAGCAACTATTGATGATAATAGAAGTACTGAAACAACTACTTATTCATCTGTAAAGATAGAAGCTTTATTAAAAGTTCTAGAAAATAAAATTGATGATATAGAAAATCTCAAAGAAATTGACAATATAAAATGTAGTACTAATACAGGAGAATATACAATAGAAAATAGCAAAAAGGGCTATTTAACTAATTTTAATATAGAAGGAAAGACATTAATTGATTTATGGGGAAAAACTAGTTCAGATTTTTCTTTATGGAAAGCAACTTTTGTAGATGGAAAAATAAATATACTAACAGAAAATGATATAAGATATTCTAATTTTTTTACAATCAATTACACTTCATATAAACCAGATACCATATATACAATCATAGTTGATGTTGATAAAAACACTTTACCGAGTACAAGTGGAATATATATTCATAGTTTAGGCGAAGAAAATTCAGTATTTATTCCTAATCTGACAAATATAGCTATACCAGGAGGAGTAATTGGTAAATTTAAATATACATTTACAACAATATCAGACTTAAGTGATTGTAATGTTGTTTTAAGGAGTGTTTTAGATAACGATACACTTACATCTGGTTATGAAGTAAGTTTGAAAATTACCATATTAGAAGGAGATTATACAGATATTAATATAGATTACTCTAATGAACTATTAAGTGTTGGGCAAAGAGATAAAATAGAATTTTTAAGTTATCAATATAGTGGAATTAATATCTTTAATAAGAATGCCGATTTTAAAGATAATTATATTTTACAATACCTTAATGGAGAGGAACTTATTTCTGAAGCTAGTAATCATAAATATACCCTAGACTATATAGAAATAGAACCAGATACAGAGTATACTTTTTATAATTGTAGTAGAAATATTTGTTGGTATGATATAAATAAAAGTTTCATACCAGCACCATTAAATGAAAGAATAATAGGAGATAAAGATATTTTTTATGTTGCTAGAAGTCCTAAAAATGCAAAATATCTAAGAGTTACTATAATAAAAGATTTACATGATAATGGGAATAAAACAATTATAACTAAAGGAAATAAATATGATAAAAAGACAATTCCATATACATTAAGAAGTTTACCAAATGGAGTGAAAGATGAAATAGTTTATAAAAATAATAAATATTACTTAATAAAAAGATGTGAGGAACATACTTATACTGATATTGGAAATCTTAATTTATCACATGTATATGATAATACTCTGCAATTTATGGGAACATTAACTCCTCAAGCTGTTGTAGATAGTTTAGACATAGCATATGTTTTATGTAATAATTTAAATGGGAAAAGTAGAAATGATTTTAACAATAATGACATAGAGGGATGCTCAACTACTGGTAGTGGTGATATAGCATTTAAAATATTAAAAAGTAAACTTACTACACAAGATGGAAATGGGTTTAATGAATGGATAAAAAATAATCCAATAACTATCATCTACCAACTTGCAGAACCACAAGAAATTGAATTAACATCACTAAATTTAGAACAATATAATAATCAAACTAGATTTATTTGTAACTTTGGTATTGTGATACCAGACATTAGTTTTGAAAGTACACAAAATTTAGGTAGCCATATAGAAGTTATCAGAAATAATATAAAAAATTACAATGTTAGAACTGATTTTCCATTTTCAATAAACTTTCTTAATGGATGGCAGCCATATCTTGGATATGCTAGTGCTGTTGGAAACTATTGCACAAATAATAACTTTGTAACAATTAATGCAACTATTAATGGAGGTGTTACAACGGCAGGTACTATCATTGGAAAGATACCTTCGAAATATGCACCTCGTAAAAACATAATAGTAATATTTCAAACAACAGATGGAAAGTATTATAACGGAATCATTCGTACAAATGGAGAAATTGAGATATATTATAATGATATAACTTATCGTAGTTGGCTGTATTTATATGTAAACTATTTAATTTAGAAAGGAAAAATAAGATGGATATAGAAAAGAAAATAGAAATTTTAATAGAATATGGATTTGAGAATGATTTAAATAATATAGATAATTACTTTATTGCAGATGGTAAAAAAATATTTACTCCAGTGATAAAAAACGGAGAGTTAATTAAAACAGGAGAACAGGTTTATAATGAGTGGTCAGAATTACAAAATAATCCACCTAAATCAGAGCCAAGTATAGAAGAAATAAATGCGGATAAAATTACAATTTTAATAGAAAATCAAAAGCAACAAGATAGTTTATTAGTAGATAATGCTTATAGAATTGCTATGTTAGAACTTAACACAAATAACGTGTTATAAAACTATAAAAAACGGAGGGAACAACATGTATAATATTTTAAAAAGAATGATTGAGCAAAAAAATTATGAAACTAAAGAAGAATTGCAGACTAAATTGGATGTATTCTATGCATTAAATAGAATTAAAGAAAATGAATACACAGAATTAACAAATATGATAAACAAAGAAGAAGTATAAAAAGAACCTATTATCTAAAATATAAAGGTTCTTTTTTTATATCAATTTTAGCAGGAGGTCATCATGGAACAATTATTAACAGAATTAAGTAGTTTAGGAGCAATAGGAATCTTATGTGCTTTACTATTCAAAAATACTATGCAGGAGAAAAAAGAAGATAGAGATATGTATAAAAAGACAGTAGAAAACTTTATTGAACTATCAACACAACAACAAGAAATCAATAAAAATATACTTGTTGAAATGGGAGCAATGAAAACTGATGTGGAGGAAATAAAGGAAGATGTAACAGATATAAAGGTGATGCTACAGAAAGAAGGTGATAAATGATGAAAGTAGTAATAGTACCAGGACATACACTAACAGGAAAAGGAACAGGGGCAGTTGGTTATATAGATGAAGGAAAAGAAAACAGAGTTTTAACTGATTTAATTGTTAAATGGTTGAAACAAGGTGGAGCTATTGTGTATACTGGAAAAGTAGATAAATCTAATAACTATTTAGCAGAACAATGTGAAATTGCCAATAGGCAAAATGTAGACTTAGCAGTACAAATCCATTTCAACGCAAATAAAACAACTCTAAATCCTATGGGTACAGAGACAATATACAAAACTAACAATGGTAAGGTATATGCTGAAAGAGTCAACAAAAAACTATCAACAATATTTAAAAATAGAGGTGCAAAATCGGATGTAAGAGGTCTTTACTGGCTTAGTCATACAAAAGCTCCTGCAATATTAATAGAAGTGTGCTTCGTAGATAGTAAAGCAGATACAGATTATTATATTAGGCATAAAGACATAGTTGCTAAATTAATAGCAGAAGGTATTTTAAATAAGATAATAGATAATAAAGAGAATGGTGAGGGAAAAATCATGTATAAACATACAATCATTTATGATGGAGCGGTTGATAAAATCCCTGCAACTGTTGTTGGCTGGGGTTATAATGATGGAAAAATACTAATATGTGATATAAAAGATTATATACCAGGTCAGACAGAAAATTTATATGTTGTTGGTGGTGGAGCATGTGAGAAGATAGGTTCCATGACTAAAGAAAATTATACCATGATAAAAGGTAATGATAGATTTGACACTCTTTATAAGGCATTAGATTTTATAAACAAGTAAATCGATTAGGAGGTAGTAACTGGAAATAGTTACTACCTCTTTTTTTATTCATTTTCAGCTTTTTCAATAATTATTTTTCCATCTTCAAGTGTAACTATAACTTTTCTTTCATTTTGAGAGATACCTAGTTCTTTAACCCAATTAATAGGTAAAGATAATCTAGTAGTAGTATAGCCATTTCCACTTTTATGAAAACTTATATTTAATTCTCTTTGTTCCATTTAATTACCATCCTTTTTTAATTCTTTTGTAAAGAAAACTAATAGTGAGATACTTATTAATAATCCAATAATATTCCATATATCAAAACTTTTTATTAAGAGTATTACATCAAACACTATAGTTATTAAAACAACAGCAACACATATTTTGTAAAAATTTCTATTCATGGCATTTTAGAAAGTATGTTATAATATTAGAAAGAAGTCACCTAGAAGGAACTGCATTTCCTTCTAGGCTTAACTCTTATAGTTCTTTAATTAGTCTTAAAACTGTAAGAGCTATATTTAGTATTAATAATATAAAAGAGAGAACTTTTTTAATTATATTAAATTTGTTCTCTTTTTTATTTTTTCTTCTTTCTAATCTCCCCACTTTCTTTGTCCTCCTTTCTTAGTTTTTGTTTTCTCACCTCCTTGTCTATAAATATATTATAACATTACGGGACGTATAATGCAATGCTTTTATTTACATTTTTCAATAAATTTATAAAATTCAAAAAATGATAATTGACAACATATACTACAATATATTGATTAATTTTAGTTATTATTTTTGTTTGTATATTAAAATGGAGAGGGAGAAAATCTTTAATAAGATATATCTTATTACTAAAAAGCATATCATGAAAAAGATATTGATAAATTTAATAAATAGAGTAGAAGGTAGAAACTATAAACAATCACTACCTTCTTTTTTTATTCATTTTCAGCTTTTTCAATAATTATTTTTCCATCTTCAAAAGTAACAAGAACATCCCTTTCATCAGGAGAGATATTCATCTCTTTAATCCATGACATTGGAAGTATCAATCTGGGTGTAAAAGAGCCTTTGCCACTTTTATTGAATGCAACTCTAAGTTTTCTTTGTTCCAATAATATCATTCCTTTCTACTATTAATAAATGCCAGCAATAATAAAGTAAATACCAAAGCAATAAGAGCTTTAAAAGTAAAACTTGTTATTATATTAATAATATTTAAAACTATAGTGATACCAAGAATAATCATACAAATTCTATAAAATTTATTATTCAT